GGGCCTAGTTCCCGAAGGTCGCTACCAAATACCGGTGGTAAGGTGTCTTTATTTCTTGACAGGGTTGGTAGACGGAGCCAGCGCAGTAGCCGTACAGTACCCCTATCGCGCCCCTTAAGGGGGCGCTCACCCTGTTTAATTCGCCTCACGGCTCATATTGTAGCGATCCAGTAGCGTGTCTCTGGTAAGACACGCCGATACTCTAGTATGATTCTTTTATGACTACGATCTCAGCTATCCAGACGGACTATTACGCCGTGCTCTGCGCTGACTCGCAGATCACAGAGGACAACCTAGTAAGTACCTCATCTAGTACACCCAAGATCGTTGAGGTGGGGAAGTTTCTAATAGGCATTTCCGGCGATATTCGCCCAGGCGATATACTTACTTACAATTGGAAACCACCGGCATATCGCGGTGAGAATCCAGTAACTTATATGGGCGCCAAGGTGATACCTAGTATCATCTCAGTGTTTAATGACAACAACTACGAGTGGAATAAGGTGGATAAAGATGGTGGCTTTGATTATCTCTTTGCTTTTAACGGCAGTATCTTTCGTGTTGCTTGTGATCTCTCTTTTTTCCAAACAGATCACGGAACTTATGGCATTGGTAGTGGTGGGCAGCTTGCTCTTGGCTACTTGTATTCAATCCGCAAACCTATTATGGATTTAGATTACATCAAGAGACACGCCCGACGTGCTGTTGAAATAGCTTCGGTTCTTGACTCCAATACTGGCAAGCCTTTACAGTTGGTGGTACAAGAAAAGCTATAGGAGGTAGCGATGGAAAAGACTAGGGAGTACGCGCTTAATGAAGCGCTAGAGATGGGTTACAAGGCCGCTGGCATTAACTCATTTAATGAAGTTGCTTTACGCGAATCACTTGCACAAGAAATAGAATCTTATACTTGCGTTGATGGTTGCGGTGAATGTGATTACTGTAAAGGATTATTCCAAGCAGCAAACCTAGTAAGGGGAACTTCTCGTGAGCGACTTTACTGATCCAAAGAAACTACTACTAACAGCGCTACGTGCTTCTGATGCCAAGAAGTCTCGTTCAACACAGGTACAGATAGGACCATCAGAGATTGGTGGTTGCCGTCGTAGAGTTTGGTACCGGTTAAACGAACAACCAGAAACAAATGATAACCAATTAAAACTCGCAGCCATTATGGGTACTGCTATCCACGCAGAGATCGAGAAGGCACTAGCCGGTAACGATAAGTTAATGATTGAAGCTGAAGTTGAATACGATGGGATGAAAGCCCACATAGATTTATATGTACCAGAGACTGGCGATGTGATTGACTGGAAGACTTCCAAGTTGAAGAACTTGGGTTACTTCCCATCAACACAGCAAAGGTGGCAGGTACAGCTGTACGGATACCTCCTATCCAAAAACGGTTACGTAGTCAACCGAGTGTCGCTAGTAGCGATTGCTCGGGACGGTGATGAAAGAGACGTCAAGGTACACACAGAACCTTACGACGAATCTATAGCACTAACTGCACTCGGTTGGCTCGCAACTGTTAAGGAATCAAAGGAACTCCCAGCACCGGAAAAGGATGCTAGTTACTGTCAGCATTACTGTCAGTTCTACGACGCATCTGGTGAGATGGGATGCGATGGTCTAAAAAAAGAACGTACCGCAGTCAGTGATGTAATCATTGATGATGCGGATGTTGACAAGAACGCACTGCTGTACTTACAGTTAGGTCAAGCAATAAAGGAGCTGGAGAAGCAACAAGATTCTCTGAAAGAATCCTTTGTAGGTTTACTAGGTACTACGCAAAGTGGTATCGAAGTAAGTTGGTCAACTATTAAAGGTCGTGAGACTGTTGATAGTAGCGAGGTAGAAAAACTATTAGGGTTCATCCCTAAGAAGGTAAGCGCTGAGAGTCAGCGCCTATCTGTTAAGCAAGTTGGAGGTAACTAAATGGCTACAGAAGGAACCAAGTTCCAAGTCAACTACAAGTTGGCTGATGGAACACTTATCAATCTTTACGCAGCAGATGTGCGTGAACTAGAAGCAGGACTTGCAGATATTGCAATGAACGCACTGAACATTATTACTACTGGTAGAGAACTATCACAAGGATCAGTAGCGCCAGCTGCTGTATCCCCTGCTGTATCTGCTATCGCAGCACAGTTCAAAGAACCAACAGCACCAGTAGCAGCAGCACCAGCAGGTGCCGGTAATTCTTGTAAGCACGGACCTATGTCATTTAAGTCAGGTGTATCAGCTAAGGGGCCTTGGTCGGGTTGGATGTGTTCAACACCAAAGGGTGCTCCAGATAAGTGCGACACTATTTGGGTTAGATAGCAAGTGCGGGAGCCAAAAGATTATGAAGCTCCCAGTTGTGCTCAAATAGGCGGTGACTTCTGGTTTCCAGATATAAAGGAAGTAGGAAGTTTTGCGGATGTGGCATTTGCAAAGTCTGTTTGCAAGAAGTGTCCACATAAAAGTGAGTGTGCCGAATGGGGCATCGCTAATGAAGTTCACGGTATTTGGGGTGGGCTAACTAATAAAGATCGAATCTTAATTGCTCGTATAAAAGAAATGGAAAGGAAAAACATTGCTTGATCTTTCCCGTGCTTGGGGTGGCGTGCTCACTAGAGCAACACCACTACCTGATGTATGGGCTGGCTTAGCTGCCAAGGAGATTAAGTTCCGGCGTGGGCAAGTTTGTATGGTTGCAGCAGCACCTAATGCTGGTAAGTCAATGTTCGCATTGGTTTACGCAATCAAAGCAAACGTGCCTACGCTGTTCTTTTCAGCAGATACCGACACAACAACCGTGATGATGAGGGCGGCCGCCCACGTCAGCGGTCACTCACAGATCTCTGTAGAAAATAACTTAGCAAACGATAGTCACTACTACGATTCTCGCTTTGAGAAGTTAGGCCACATCAAGTGGGTCTTTGATTCATCACCATCTATTGATGATCTTGAGTTAGAGATACGGGCATACGTTGAACTATATGGGCAGGCTCCAGAGCTGATCGTAATAGATAACCTTATGAACGTAACAGCAGAGACTGATAATGAATGGGCAGGACTACGTGCGATTATGATGGAGTTGCACGATATGGCACGCAAGACAGAAGCGTGCGTACTGGTACTGCACCACGTATCGGAACAGAGCGAGTATGGAAGCCCAATCAATCCGCCACATCGTCGGGCTATTCACGGCAAGGTGAGCCAACTACCGGCGTTGATCTTGACTCTGGGTTATGACCCAAGCCAGGGAACACTGAAGGTGGCTGCCGTAAAGAATCGCTTTGGGCCACACACAGCTGATGCTTCTAATTACGCACAGCTTCTAGTAAACTATGCAGCGTGTCAGATTAGTGATGAAGACCAATTTGGCAGGATGCTTAGACGAGACACAATGGCTGGATACCAAGGAGGATACAATGTCTGAACCGTTAGTAAATAAATACCGAGATAACTTGAGGATTGATGCGCTGCGTGATGCTGGGAATGTATTGCGTGAAGAAGTTGATGCACTCAAGGTAGACCTAACTAACTTCGTTGGTGCCTTATTACAGTCTGGCATTGTCGAGTTAGTTAAAGATGAAGAAGGAAACATTATCTACAAGATCAATAAAGCTGTACTGGTAGATGAGTCAGTACAACAAGACTAAAGGTTCCAAGTTTGAGACAGATGTTATGAAGTGGCTACGCGATAAAGGCGTAAGCGCTGAACGTTTGTCTAAGGCTGGGGCAAAAGATGAGGGTGATATTGTCGCTGTAATAGCGGGAGAAACATTCATCCTTGAACTAAAGAATAGGGCAGCGCTAGCACTGCCTGAGTTCTGGCGGGAAGCTGAAGTTGAGGCGCTTAATTACGCTAAGGCTCGCGGTAAAGGGGAAGTACCGCTGCACTATGTGATAGTTAAGCGCCGCAACTCAGGTATTGAATCGGCGTGGGTAATCCAAGATCTGAAGCAGTGGTTGGAGGAAAAGAAGTGATTGATAGACCACCTGAGTATGGAATAACTTGCCATTGCGGTATGAGAATTACTGGGACTAATGAAAAAGGTCTTGTTAGTTTGATGAAGAAACATACCGAAACAGGCGAGTATCACATCGCATATTTATCTTTACCAGCTAATAGTTCTTTAACAAAATCTGAAGGCGAAATTGTAATAGACAAAGCAATACTATCTAGGGAGAAAAAATGACACCAGTACCAGAAGGAGAAATAACAACATCAGAGATACTTGTACCAGAAGTTGTACAAGATCTCGTACAAGTATTAGATGAGGCAATTATTGCTGCTGACGCAGAAGAAGCAACAGAAGAATATGAATTTGATCCGGAGCAGGTATGATAAAAATAACTGAACAGAGTTTAGCTCAAACTATTGCTGATCTTTTAGTTGAATCAGAAGATCCAGTGAATCCAAACCTAGAACATAATGCCTATAACTGGGGTTTAATTGATGCTGAAAGAGCAATAAGAGGCGTATCGGTAGATATCATTAAAGAAGGAAGACCGAAATGATGTGCCAGAACTGCATTGAAGGTGGTGCAGAGAATAAGTTAGGACACCTAAAACGTGCCGCGCATAAGCACGAGAAGTGCAATATGAAGGGGTGCGTATGCCAACACCGGACTGGTCCAGGGTACGTAAAGCGAGCCGATACAAAGGTTCCGTTGATGCAAATACAATCCCCATAGGGGCAATCGTTGCCAGCTTTGGTGGTGAAGTAAGAGAAGGTAAGTCGGTATCGGTTAGGTGCTGCTTACATAATGACAGTCGCAGGTCAGCTGTGATGAATACCTATGACAATTTATATTTCTGTCACACCTGCGGTAAGGGTGGCAACGCAGTAAACTTAGTTTGCATCCTAGAGAACTTGGAGTTTAACGATGGCCTCAAACGTGCAATCGAAATTGCTGCTGGAAGCGGCGCAGCGATACGCTCAGGCAATAAGTCCAGAGGCGCTGGCCGTGCTAGACGCACGTGGGATCTCTGAAGTTACAGCAGCCAAGTTTCAACTTGGCACCATCACCGATCCGATCAATGGTCACGAGATGTATGAGGGTTGGATCTCCATTCCTTATATTACTGCTAGTGGTTCTTGTGTTGGGTTTAAGTTCCGCAGATTAGATGAAGGCAAACCTAAGTATGGTAGTCCTACCGGACAGAAGGCTCATCTCTACAACGTAGCTGATGTAACTATTATGAAGCCTTACATAGTTGTATGTGAAGGTGAACTTGATACCATCATAGTATCAGGTGAGTTAGATATACCAGCAGTTGGTGTGCCAGGGGTAGCTGCTTGGAAGCCACACTTTCCAAAGCTATTTGGTGGCTATGAAACTGTGTATGTTGTTGGTGATAATGATGTTAAAGAAGATGGTTCCAACCCTGGGGCTGATTTTAGTAAGCGCGTGGCTAACGAGGTAATGAACTCTACAATCGTTACACTTCCACCTAATATGGACATTAACGATTACTACCTAGTACACGGCGCTAGTGCTACTCGCAAACTACTGATAGGAGAGTATAGTGAATGACGGATCAAGATTGGGAAAGATTGCTACAGACTATGCTTACTATGGGCTTTCAGATCCTACACTCGGACAGAGTGAACGAGACTATATTGATAAGGCCAATACCGACGCGTTTATAGCAGCGATGTGGGATGTGCTAGATGGTGCCGGTAACTTGTTACTAAAGAAGCATAGGGATTACGGCCCAAGCAATATCGCTGGCGCACCAGGTGGGCCACTGAACGGCTTACGTGTGCGTATGTGGGATAAGACAGCACGCATCAATCACTTGATTGACAGCGGTGCTACACCTGAGAATGAATCGCTACGCGATAGCTTCCTTGACTTGCTTAACTACAGTGCTATTGCTTTACTAGTACTGGATGGT